ACATTCAGGATATACCAGTGAATTATTGGGATTTCACTACCATCAAAGCATCTGTAATCACCTGCTCCGATTTTGAAGTTTTTCTCTTCAGAAAATCTTGATAGTCTTCTATATAAGTCTTCCCATTCAGCACTGTAGCAATTCATAGTGATCGAACATCCTACCTCAGACGATTTTCCTCCCATGAAAGAAACAAAAGCACCAAAGTACATCCTCACCATAATTAGGTAGTAAAAAGGGCCACCACTAAAGAGCCTAGCAGACTTTTTGGGATCTCTCCTCTCATCCTTTAAATTGTCGGTATATACCCACAATCTCCTAATTCCAGCAACGCAATCTGCTGTGATAGATTTAATCTCTTTACAGACTGTAGAATAATAGGGATTTTTGGGACTCCTTTCAGCATCCTTACCTAGCAATTTATCCTTATAGGAAGGGTCGACAAATTTAATAGGATAACCTACGCTCGTTGAAGATTTTATAGAATCAAAGAATTCTAGACTTTCTGAGCTCCACAACGCTTCTTCAACGGTGTATATGGGCTTCCTCAAAACATCATCCTTACTTTTGAGCATGGCTTCTAAATCTTCCACAGCTCTATCTAATATTCTTTTATCAGGAATGCTTTGATTATTGCCGTACTTAGCCAACGATACATCAAACGGATCAATGCCCCCTTTTGGTTGAAGCATTGCAGGGGCGTATTTGCTTTGCCCTTTGTTAATTGGGGTGGGAATAATGTGTGTCTTGCCATAGGGAGAATGGTAACAACCTGGTTTCAATGTACCTACAATTGGGTACTTATCCTTATACAAAGAGAAGCCAGCTTGAGGCAATATTTCCGTTGGCAATTCTTTCTCTGTATATTCATTCCACTTATCTATAATGCTCCTCAGGGACTCTTGAGTGACTAAACCAGCAAAAGCTTTCGTTCCCTTGCCCTTCGGTTGTCCGGCAACGTGAATACCAATGAGCCTTTGCTTCCCAAAATTCGATATTCTGAGAGCTATAGGTGATCCGCAATCTCCTTCGGCGGTATCTGCCACATAAGATAATCCTTTCACAAGAATATAATCCTCAGTTTCAACCGAAGCCAAAGAGGCAGTTGTCATCATGTAAGCATTTTCTGATCCAACATAGGCAGTTACTGGAAAAGATTTGGGCAAAGAAGAAAGATTTTTCTCTGAAATAAAGTATGATGTTATATCTTTCATGGGTCTGCAACTTTGCATCCTGACTAACATAGAGTCTGTTCCTTCTAGAGAGTCATCGCAGGCTCCACACTTGAATTCTTCAAAGGTAGAGGTCGCAACAACCCTTTCTTCTGAGTCCGAAATCTCAATTTTATCAGACATGGAGTATTCTCCATCTTCTACTAACTGAAGCATAAGTGCCATATAATGCATCGGAATTAAAAAGGTATTTGGAGAAATTCCTACCACGTAACCATTTGGTTTGGATCGAGCTTCGGAAACGAATTTGAACACGAAGGTGCTAGAGGAAATAATTTTGTTTAGAATCTGCCTACCTGAAAGGTCTCCGGCTTGAGTTTCTATGTTTTTAAGAGCACTTAGGGACTTCACCTTTTTCGGTATCTTGGTTTTTCGTCCCTTAGGCTCTTGATA